GCTGACGTGGCGGGCTTCGCCACCCGCATAGACTTCGAGGGCAGCGGCCTGTCGCGTCCGCTGGCGGCGCTGCGCAATATGCGCGCGCTCGGCGGCAACATCCGGCCATTCATGGAGGATGCGAAAAGCGTCTTGCTCGATAGCACCGTCGAGCGGTTCCGCACCGGGCGCGGTCCTGACGGCATTCCGTGGGCGCAGACCAAGCGGCAGGTGCGGCAGGCGGTCGGCCCCGCCGGCCCGAACAAGGCCCGCATCCTCGTCGACACGGGCGACCTCCTGTCCAGCATCCGCGCGCAGGTGGGGCCGGATTACGTCGAGGTGGGATCGGACGGCCTCAAGAACCCGGTCAAGGCGCTTGCCAATCAGTTCGGATCGCACCGGCAGACGGTCGTCGTTCGCCATGAACGCACCGTCACCCGCGCGTTCGGCGCACCGCTGCGCCGGCCTGTCACGTACACCGTGCGTGGTCATGGCCGCATCACCAACCTGCCCGCTCGCCCGTTCATCGGCATCGACAAGGCCGACGAGGCGAACATCGAAAGCGCCTGGGAACGCCGCCTGATCGCCACTTTTGCAGAGGATCGCTCCAATGGCTGACCCGCTCGACTTCGGCGTTGACCTGTCCACTGTCGTCGCGCGCGTGGAGGCGCTGTCCTATTTCGTGACGGTGGCCGACATTACCGCCGCGACCGAGGCGCTAGACGCGGAAATTCCCGCCAGCGCGCCCGCCGCGTTCGTCGCCATATCGGACGAGCGCGCGCGGCCGAACCGCTATCTCAACGAAGGCGGCGGCCATGTGCAGGAGGTGGATTGCGACCTGACGATCCTGTTCGTCGAAAGCAGCGCCCGTTTCGCGCGCGACACGAAAGACGTGGTGGACACCGCCAAGCGCGCGCTGATCCGCCAGTTCATCGGCTGGCAACCGGATGGCGCGGGCAAGCCGCTGGACTATGTACGCTTCCGTGTCGTCCAGATTGGCGGCGGCTTCGTGTGGGCCGAGGTGGTGTTTACGACCCGCTATGTGGTCAGCACCCTGGCATAATGTACCCTTTCGCCCGTGGGGGGCGGGACGTATCACCGCGACGACTTCACAGGAGCCGAAGCGATGGCAGATGACACCCCCCAGACCCAACCGCCGGCAGTCGACGAGGCCACCGGCTTCGCGCTGCAAGGCGGTTATCCGCTGAACGCCCGCCTCCGCGCCGAGGCGCTGGCAGACGCCGGCAAGACGACCGATCCGGAAGGGCTGGTCGACGACGGCCTGATCGCTTCGACCGGCGAGCGACTGATCGCCGAGCGCGCCGACGCGGCGAAGGCGGAAGCGGACGCCACCCCGTCCATGGACTGGACGAAGGAACGGCTGCTCGACGAGGCCGCGACCCGTCAAATCCCGATCGAGGGCAACGCCACCAAGGCGCAAATCCTCGACGCCATCAACGCGGGTCCGCCCGCCACCACGGAGGCGTAAAAGATGCCCGGCGCAATCAAGAACTGGAACAAGAAGCTGATCCTGCTCAAGGCGGAGACGACCGAGGGCACGGATGCCGCGCCCGGTGTCGCCGCCGATGCGCTGTTGGTCCGCAACTTCACGCCGACGTTCATGAACGCGGACCAGAAGGTCCGGACGCTTGAAAAGGCGTTCTTCGGCGCGGACCCGGTGGCGCTCGCCAGCTTCCGGCGCGGCGCATCGTTCGACATGGACTGGATCGGCGCGGGCACCGCCACCGGCATCCCGCCCTGGATGAAGGTTCTGGCGTTCTGCGGCTTTGGCGCGCCGGTCGTGGGCGCGTCCAGCGTGTCCATTTCGCCGGCGACCGACAGCATCGCGGCCGGCACCTTCTACACGTACATCGACGATCTGCTGTTGAAGGCGATCGGCACGCGCGGCGGCGTCGGCTTCACGTTCCAAGACGACGAAATCCCGGTGTTCTCGATCAACATGCTGGGCCGGCCGCCGGCCTCGCTCGCCGATCAGGCAACGCCGCCCGCGCTGGTGCCGACCGGCTACCAAACGCCGCTGATCGCCTCGACGGAGGTGTCGACGTTCACCATGGGCGGCTATGCCTTCCCGCTGCGGTCGTGGACGATGAGTGACAACGCGCAGCTCGCGCTTCGGTCGCTGATCAACCCGCAGGACCGTATCAACTATGGCGGTCGGTCGTGGAGCGGGACGCTGGTGGTGCGGGTGCCCGACATCACGATCGCCAACGCCAACCCGTTCGCCACGATCCGCAACGGCGCGACCCTGCCGGCGACCGCCGTCCATGGCACCACGGCCGGCAACATCGTGCAGGCGGATTGCCCCCGCCTCCAGATCACGGGCGACGTGTCGCTGTCCAACGAGGACGGCGAGACGATGGCGACAATCCCCGTGACGGCGCTCCCGAATGTCGGTAACGACGAGGTGATCTTCACCACGAAATGACGGAGCGAAACCCATGTCGTTCGACCTTCTCGACAAGCCGCTGATTTACATTCCGGTCAAGTGGCCGGGCTTGAAGGCGAACGACAATGGGGACGCGGTGGCGGTCGAGCATACGGTAGATGTCCAGATCGAATTGCTCGACGTGGACCCGCTGAACGACTGGATCGCAGCCGGCGGCATGCTCGCAGACGATGCCGATGCGGCCGCCCGCGCCGATCATGCGCGATCAACCTTCAAGGCGGTGGCGAAGGAATGGCGCGGCGTAGTCGCCAACGGCAAGCGCCTGCCGTTCACCGACGCCAATATCGACAAGCTATTGCAGGTGCCCGGCTTCGCCGACGCATTCGGCAATGCGTACCTGAAAGCCTGGAGCGGCAAGGCGGAACTGCGGGAGGGAAACTCCGCAGGCTCGCCCGCCAATGGGCCGGCGGACGAGCCTACCGACGCGACGCAGAAGGCCGCGACCGGCAAGAGCAACCCGCCCCAGAACTGACCGAATGGGAACAGGAGTGCGCCCGGTTTGGCTTCAAGCCGGGCGACTTCGGCGATGCGGGCGACGATCCCGACAGCATCCCGATATGGCCCGACATGCGCGATGCCTTCGCCCTGCTGTGTGATGCGGAATGGGTGTGGCTCTCGGGCATGGCGGGCTTCATTCGCGCCGGGATCAGCCGCCCTGGCCTAGAGGCGTCGGCCCGGTTGCTGGGCATCAAACCGAAGAAGCTGCGTGCCGCCTTCCCTGACGTGCGGATCATGGAAGCAGCCGCAATGGAATATTGGGCGCGGAAGCGGTAGGAGGGGCCACCAGATAGGGGTTCCGCATGGCCTTTGACCTTTCCGCCCGCATTACCGCCGACGCCTCCGGTATGGTCAAGGGGGCGGCAGACGGCGAGGTTGCGCTCCTCAAGCTGGAGGCGGCGGAGAAGCGTCTAGCCGCCGCCGCGACCAGCCTCGACATCGCGCATACCAAGCAGGCGGAAGCGGTCGGCAAGAGCGCTGAGGCGCAGCTACGCGCTACCGCTGGCCTTGCGACAGCCGAAGCCCGGTTCGCCAGTGCGCGCGCCTCCTTGTCGTCGTTCAGCAAGGCCAGCAACGATGTCACGGCCTCCGCCAACCGCCAGCAATACGCGATCCGCAACGTCGGGCAGCAGTTCGGCGACTTCGGCTTGCAGGTGGCCGGCGGGACTTCGATCGCCCGCGCGTTCGGGCAGCAGGCGGGCCAGCTCGGCTATGCGTTGTCGGAAATGGGCGGCCGGCTGGGCAAGGTCGGTGCATTCCTGACCGGCCCGTGGGGCATCGCGCTGACGGTTGGTGCGGCGGTGTTGGCTCCATTCGTCGAAAACCTGTTCAAGGCCGGCGAGGCGGCAAAAGCCGCCGAATTGGGATCAACCGGGCTGGCCTCCGCGCAATCGGCGCTTGGCGAGATATTCGACCTGACGACTGGCAAGCTAAAAAAGCAGAACAGCGAACTTGCCGCCGCCAACGACCTGCTGCGCTTGAACGCTCGTCTTACAGCCATCAATCTGCGGTCAGAGGCGCTGGCGGAGCGCGCTTCATCGCGCGAGGCATTCGACAATACCGGCCGTGTTTCGATCACGGATAGAGTGCGTGGCGCGCTTGGTTCGCAGGCCGGTCTTACCGGAATGATCCTCGGCGCGACCACAGGCACTGATCAGGGGCGCACCAACGCCGGCAATCTTAACCGCGTCGTTGCCGACCTCCGCGCCGGCCGCACGACAAATGAGCAGGTGCTGCGGGCATCCGAGCGGCTGGACTTCACCGGGACCGGCGTCACGCGTGAGCAGTTCCAAAAAGCCTTGCTCGACGATGTTTCGTCGCAGTCGAAAACGGCGATTGCTGACCTGATTGACAAGTCGCTGACCGATGAAAAATTGGTCGGGGCGCTGCGTCAGGACGGCCGCACGAAGAAGCCGCCGAAGCCAAAATCGACCGCCGCGCGTGACGAGTTCGGCCGTGACGCCGCCGATCGCCTCGCGTCCATTCGCGAGCAGTTCGACACCACCCCGCCGGTCATCGCCAACGTCAACAAGCAGTTGCGTCAGCTCGACGACCTGATCGACGACCTCGGCCGCCGCAAGCCGCCCAACTTTCAGCGGTTGATCGACGACGCGAACGCACTGAAACCGCTGATCGAGAACAACCTGACCAAGCCGTTCCGCGACTATCTCAAGGCGCAGGACGAACAGCTTGCGGTGCAGCGCCTGACTAGCGCCGGCCGGATCGACGAAGCCAACGCCCTCCGTGTCGTGCAGCAGCTACAGGCGCAGATGGGGCCGCTGACCGATCAGCAGAAGGACAGCGTGCTTGCGACGGTGCAGGCGATGCGCGCGCAACAGCGCGAGTTGGACGTGCTGCGCGAGAAGAACGCCAAGTATCTGGAGGCGCTTGGCGGCATCAAAGGCGTGGTCGAGGATGCCACACAGGCGTTTGTGCGCGGCGATCTGGGGCAGATCATTAAGTCGCCTCGCAAACTGCTTGACGCGTTCCAGACGCTTCAAGGCCGCGCGCTGTTCGACAAGGTGTTCGGCGACCTGTTCCGCGACCTTGAGGATCAGGTGAACGGTACGAGCGTCGTCAAGGACGCGTCTGACCGGATGGCGGAAGCTGTCAAATCCGCCAATTCGTCAATCGTCAGTCTGGGCGACGCTGCGGCTAACGCTGCACAAAAACTTAACGGCGGCACTGGCGGGGCGGCAGGCGTGGCAACCGGTGCCAGCCTATCGAGCCTGCTTGCGCAGTATAAAGGCGCGGCGGGACCGGGTGCCAATGGTGGTTATGCCGATGATGCCGGCGGCACAATTTCTGTTGTCGCGCGCTACCGCCGTGATCCTGCCGCTTTTTTCGAAAAGGCGCTCACCGGCATAGGTACGAAAATTGCCGGTGCTTTTTCCAACCCGGAAACGGCAAAGAAAATCGGCAGCGCATTCGGCCAGTATAGCGGCAAAGCCTTGGCGGGGGCAGCCGAAGGCGCGGCAATCAGTGGCATAGCGCGGTCGTTAGGTGTAAAGCTAAATGGCACTGGATCAGCCGCAGGCGGCGCGCTTGGCGGCATTCTCGGCGGCATCAAGGGCGTAACGTCCGCACTTGGGCCGTTTGGCGCTGCCCTGACGCCCGTCCTGTCTGTCGTCGGCGGGCTGGTAGGAAACCTGTTCACCAAAACCAAACAGGCGTCGTCAACGCTCAATTTCAGCGATGGCGTGGCATCGGCGGGCGCTGCCACCGGGTACGGGAAAGAAGCGCGGAACACCGCGAACGCGTTGGGCGGCGGCCTCGCCGACAGCCTCAATCAGCTTGCATCGCAACTCGGCGGCGGGCTGGGCACGGCGAACGTGTCGATCGGCTACCGGCCGGGGCACAAAGCGGGTGCGTACCGCGTCGATACCACCGGGCGCGGCAATCTGACCGGCGTGCAGGCGTTTGACACGCAGGAGGAGGCGGTAAACGCCGCCCTCCGCGACGCGATCCTCGACGGCGCTATCACCGGCCTGTCGGATGCCATGCAACGCGCCATTCGCGGCAGCAGCGACGTGAACAAGGCGGTCAGCGAAGCCTTGGGCGTCAAGGCGCTGGAAACGCGTCTACGTGGCCTGAACGGCACCCTGGCGGGCATCTTCGACACGGAGGCGAACAGCGCCAAGGAACGGCTGCGGCTGGCTAAGGCGTATGGCCTCAACGTGGCGGCGGTGGAGCGCGACAACGTAGAGACGCGCACGAAGCTGATTGAGGACACGCTCAAATCGCGCATCGGCGGCCTGTCGTCGTTTCTCGACGCGCTCAAGTTCGGCGACCTTGCGGAAGGCTCCCCGGTCGAACGGTTGGCGGCGCTGTCGCGGCAGATCGCGACTGTGCAGGCCGATGCGGAGGCGGGCAAGGATGGCGCGGCCGACCAGCTAGCCAACCTGCTCGCGCAGAAGGTGGCGCTGTCCCGTGACAGCTTCGGCACGGCGGGCGGGCAATATTCGGGCGATCGAGCCGGCGCGCAGACAGCGGCAGAGCGCGTGATCGAAATGGAGCGCCAGCGGGTCAACGAAGCAGCCGGCGTGACCACGGCGGCACAAGCGGCGACCACGGCGGCGGTGAATGAGACGAACGACCTGATGGCTATCCTGATTGCCAAAGTGGACACATTGACAGGCACAGTTGCCGGTATTGGCGGAGTGCCGGGTGCTACACCCAACTACAACGGCGTGCTACGCACCCCCTCAAGCCTATAGGAGACAGCGCCTTGACCACCGTCGTTCTTGTCCAAGCGAAACCCCGCATCGCCGCGACAGGAGCGACGGTGGACGTGCGGGTGGCAGGGGGCGGATCACGCGCCTACGATCAACTCGGGTTTGCCGACTGGCGGGGCGGCGTGGCGACGGTGCCGCGCATGTCGGCGGCGATCGGCTTCGACGCTGGCGGGTTCACCAGCCGCACGCTTCCCTCGACTGCCAGCCTGCGCATCTTTCCCAGCGACAAGGCGTATGCGTCCTATCTCGGCGGGCTGGTGTGGGATAAGGCGGCGATCACCGTTCGCATGGGCGATGACGCGACGGCTACGACATATCCTGTCGTGCTGGCGGGCACGGTATCGTCAGCGGTATCGGAAGGCGGCGCGATAACGCTGACCGTTTCTGACCTGTCCGTGTCGCTCGATACGCCGATCGCATCCAAGACGTTCGCCGGCACGGGTGATCTAGAGGGGGGTGATGACGCCACCGGGCGCGTCAAGCGCGTCGCATTCGGGCGCGTGTTCAACGTCGAAGGCTTCCTGCTCGACAAGGCGAATAGCATCTACGAGTTCGGCGATCCGACCGCGCCGAACGCCGTCACCACGATAGACGCCGTGCGCGACAAGGGCCTCGCGGGGCCGCTGACCTCCGTACCGTGGCAAGGATCGGCGGCGGCAACGCTGACCGCTCTACGCAACGCCACCGCACCGCAGGGGGGCGCAGTCGTCGCACCGTCGATCGCGTGCGTGAAGTGGTGGACGACGCCCGTGGGGCCGCTGACGGCCGACCTGACCGGCAGCTACGCCAACAACCTGTCGCCGGCCGACCTTGCCGCCCTGATCGCCGGCAAATATGCAACGGGCATCACCGTCGCGAACCTGCCGACTGCTACCGGCTGGGCAAACTATGCATCTGGCATCCTCGTATCAGACAGCAACGAAACCGCCGCGCAGGCGATCGACCGGCTGTTGAACCCGCTGCTGATGGCCTGGACAGTGGACGGTGCCGGTGCGCTCACTTTCCGCCGCTTCAACTTCGACACGCCCGCCGCCACTCTGACCGCCGACACCATCAAGCGCGAGGTGATGTTCCCGCCGCTGCGCACCCGGCGCGTCGGCTTCCAACGGAACAACCGCATCCATTCGCCGTCCGAAATCAGCGCCGCGATCCTCGCAACCGATGTACTGTTCCCTGACGGCACGACCGGCGCGGACCTGCAAATCACGGTCGGGCAAATCCTCGACACGATTGACGCGATCATCAGCGACGGCATCCTATCGCGCGGGGAGAAGCCGCCCGAAATCATTCGCTGGCAGCAGTCGCATGACCAGTTAAATGCGCTCAATCAGAAATACGTCACGCTCGGGTCGCCGTCCGACCTGACCGCGACACGCGACAGCGCCAATGCGTCCGTGTCCGCGCTCGACACGTACCTTGGCGGCCTGTCGCCGGCATGGAACGACACCACCGTCGACACGCCGATCGACGGGCCGACCTATCGGCAGAAGTGGCGCGATGCGCTGTCGGCGCTAGAAGGGTTCACGGCGGCTATCACGGGCCGGAAGGGCGACACGGGTGCAACCGGGGACAAGGGAGCAACGGGGGATAAGGGCAACCCTGGAGACAAAGGCGATAAGGGCGATACAGGCGGGCCCGGCCCGCAAGGCCCACCTCCCTTTGGCTTCGTGCAGGACGCTAATCCCGGCCCCGGTCAGTTCGACCGTCAGACATGGTATCGCCCCACGTCGAAAGAATATTATTACTGGCTCAACGGGCAGTGGAATAAGGTTGGCGGCGACCTGTTTTCGCAGAACCTGATCACCAGCAGCGCGCAGATCGCGGACGCCATCATCATCAACGCAAAGATTGGCAATCTCGAAGTCGACACGATCAAGGTCAAGAACAACGCGATTACCAACACGGTAGGGCAAACTAACGGCAGTGTCACATTCTCGACGCAATCAGTGCAATTCGCCTCCATAGGCATCAATCTGTATGGCGGCGGCATGGTGCGCATAGACGTAGGTGGTATCGTTACCCTTGGATCACTCGCGCCGGCCGGCACTCAAGCCTTGCTCACGGTGGCCGCCAATCAAACTGTACTTGCAAGCGGCGTGAAGGTGTCGAGTCTGCGGGGCAATCAAATTGGTTTCAGCATCTTGATCGCACGACAGGATTTAGGGACAGGCCCATTCACCTTCACCGCCAGCATAGGCGCGAACAACGGCTATGGTAGCGGCGACCCGCACCTGATCGAATATGGAACAATCTTCGTGTCGGAGTTCAAAAAGTAATGCCCCGATATGCGCAGCTCGACGCGAGCAACACCCTCGTCAGCTATGTGGACGTGTCGGATCAGCGCGACCTCGCGTTGAATACGCCGCCCGGCGGAAGCACGGTCCTATCGAACACCAATTTCACGCCCGGCACGATGCAATACAACCGCGCGACCGGCACGTTCGTGGCGATGGCACAGGCCACCCTATCGGCCGCGCAGACGCTGCAAAACATGTTCGACGTGATCGACGACGAACGCACGATGCTGATGCGCCCACTGCTGACGACCGGGCAGGAGATCAAATACGAATATGCCAACAAGGCGCGCGAGGTGCGCGACTATCGTAGCATGTCGGCAACGCTGGTGGCCTCAATCCTGTCGTCGCTGACCAGCACGGAGACGCGGCAGCGGTTCGCTTGGGCATTGGCGGAGGTGGACGACACCGGCGACACTCTGCCTACGGTCATCACACGGTACGAAGATGCAATGAAGCGAACGGCGCTGACGCAGAAGATCGCCGCCCGCGCGCAGAAGCTGAAACGCCAGATGCGAGCGGCCACTACCCCCGCCGCGCAAAAAGCCATCTTCGACGCGCGCACATGGCCCACGTCCTGACCATTGCCGCGCCGCCTCGAATGCGCGATTAAGGCGCATCGTCAACCGCCCAAGGAGCCGACATGGCAACGGTCGATCCTGCCTTCGCATCATGGCTGAAATCCGATGCGCGATATGTCAGCGCGACCGTCGCCGGAGCGGACGGCAAGTGGTCGGCGGTGGCAGGAGACAGCGACGTGATCACGCCGCTCGCGACGCAAGCCGACGCGCGGACCGTGGCGGCTGCGCAAGCAACCGCGCTGCAAGGCCCGCTGGTGCGCGATGTCGTGACGGTGCCTGGGCTGCTCGGCGGGCTGATCGGGCAGTGCGTGCGGATAAATGGCGATCGGCTCGGCTATGAAGGCGGAGCCAATGTGTTCGTCGTCGGCGCATCGGAAAGCGATGGGCCGCAGGTGACGACGCTTACCGTGTTGAAGGCGCTGTAATGGGTCGGGGCATCTGCATAGTCGAGTCAACGGCAGCTAAGACTGTTTTGGGGCGGCAGGAGTTGGCGCGGGCGTTAACGCCGAACCCCAAAGAGGCGGCAACAACCGATCAAACCGGCAGCATCGCCTTGGATTTTGGGGCACCCGTTACCTTCGACACAGCATATATGGGCTACCATACCGCCACAGCCGGCCAGCAATGGTCTGTTGTTACGACTGACGCGGCCGGTGCGAATACGGGCGTGCTGATGCCGGCACAAATTATAGCTGCCCCTGGCTACGGCCCACCCTATCACGGGTTTTCCCAAGGCACGCCGCTTACGTCTCGCTATTGGCGGATCGACACGAACAACGGCCCTAGCAGCATTCCGTTTCAGATCGGCGTGCTTGCCCTCGGCCTATCATTTCAGACCGAATACGGCGAGGAGCGCGGCGGCGGCGGCCTGATCGAGGATACCGGCAGTGTCGAGCGACTGTTCGGCGGCGGCTTCGGCATTGACGAGGGTGTGGCGACGACGGGCTATCAGTGGGTGTTTGGCGATTTGCAGGAGGCCGAGCGCCGCCAGCTATTCCAGATCGTCAAGCGGCTGCGCACGACGCGATCGTTCCTGATGGTCGAGAACCCGGCGCAGACGGATGGGCTGAACGAGCGCATCCATTGGGGAAATCTGAGGAAGTTGGAGGCCTATGAACGCATCGATCCGCGCAACAGCAAGTGGGCGCTGTCAATGCACGATTGGGCCTAGCGGAAACCGGTGATATAGCTGCGCCTCCACCAATGGAGGAACCTATGTCCGACACCCCGACCAACCCGAAGGCCGACCCGGAGCCGCAGAACAGCGGCGGCAACACCCCCGGTTCGCCCCCGCCGCCCCCGCCGCCCTCGGGCAAGTAAGGGCCGCCGATGTTGCAGTCGTTCGCCTCCGTCTTGACCGGCAACCAATGGCTGACGGCCTCCATGGTCGCCGCAATAGGCGTTGCCCTATGGAAGCGCGATGCGTGGATAGGGGCGACGACTGCAATATTGGTCGTGAATTGGCTCCTCGCGACCGTCGTTACGCTGGCGACCTTCGATCCCCAGCAGCCTTGGGCACCGCGCCCTTGGGCGTGGTATGGCGCGATCGACTATCTCGCAGCCTTCTTCCTGATCGGCTTGGCAACCCCAAAACCGCCACAGGCCCTGATCGGGCTAATCTATGCAATGATGATTATCCTCCATGTCGCGTATTGGAAGGCGGGTACAACAGAGTGGGCTACGTACCAGTACGACAAGCACCTGACATGGGCGGCGACTGCTCAGTTCCTAGTCGTAATAGGCTGGGGGCTGCATGGAGTATATCGCCGCCGTCGCGGGGCTGTTCGCGGCGCACCAACTGATCCGGCTGGCGCTGCCAGTTCTTACCGAAAGGGCGCGTAGGCTATGGACACGTTGAACGTTGTTAGGTTCATTTCGGTGGTAGGTTGGCTGTATCTTGGATGGCGGGTATCACGTCCCGCATTCCGCGCTTTCACCCTAGCTGCGCGTCGCGATGACCCATGGTTCGCAATCGTGCTTGGCTTCGGCGCGGTGTTCCTGATCTTCGCCAGCCGCTTCTATTTCCTCGACCTCCCGCCGCTCGACGGCGCATCGCGCGATTGGCTGATCATCGGCTATCTGCTGACGATCGCGCTCCAATTGGTGGTGCTGCGCTTCGCCGCTTGGGGGCGCACCGATGCCTCCTAGTCTCGTCAAGCCCGCCGTTGATGCCGCTGTCGAGGCGGGCAAGTTGCAGACCGCAGACGGCGGCCGGATTTCCGCCGGCATCTGGGTCTTGGTCGTGCTGGCGTCCATCGCTGTCGGCGCGATCGTGCGCGCGTTGCCCACCTTCACCCGATGGAAGGAAATTGGCGTTGGGCAGCGCAATGCGGATTTCGACCGGCTCTATGAGCGCGTCACCGAGCTTGAGGAGAAGGTGGACAAGGCCGACGAACGCGCACGGTTGGCGGACGAGCGGGCACGCCTTGCCGAGCAAGCTTCCAACGAAATGCAGCGTCGCGCCGCTGATCACGTCCACCAAAACGACATGCGCCTGATGTCGGCCGTATCCGCATATCAGCTTGTCGTCGGCGAGCTGATCGCGCGCGACCCGGAAAACAAGGTGCTCAAACAGGCACAGGCCTTGATGGCGACGGCGGTGACGGGCGACTTCGGCGTCGGCGACGGCATCCGCAAGCTGTCCATGATGCCCGGCGTTGGCGAACACCCGAAAGGAGCGACAGAATGACCGATTGGCGACCGATGCAGAAGCGCCTTGGCGTGACGGCGGATGGAATACCGGGGCGCGGCACCTTCACCGCACTGTTCAAGGCTATGGGCGCGACAGCCGCGCGCGCGTCGTCGCTCGCCTTGGGCGCGAACGTCCACTTTCGAACCTACGGCATCGCCGACAACCCGCTGCGGCTCGCTCACTTCATGGGCCAGACCGCGCACGAAAGCGCCGGCTACGCTTACATGGAGGAGATCGGCGGGGACGCCTATTTCCGGCGCATGTACGACATGGAGGGCGACCGCCCGTTGGTCGCCAAACGTCTCGGCAACGTCGTCGCCGGTGACGGCACCCGCTACCACGGGCGCGGGCCGATCCAGCTAACCGGCCGGGCCAACTATCGCGAATACGGGCAGGCGCTGGGGCTCGATTTCGAGGAGAACCCGCAACTGGTCGCCATGCCCGCGATCGGCATTCTGGTGGCCGCGAAATATTGGGCAGATCGTGGTATCAACGCGCTCGCGGACGCTGACGATCTGGAGGCGATCACGCGGAAGATAAACGGGGGCGTGAACGGCTTGGCGGATCGTCAGGCCCGCACCGCCAAAGCGAAAGGACTGATCCTGCCATGACCGAAACCACCCCGATCGTCGTCAACGCCAGCGCCGCGCCGGCCATTGCCGGCACACTTGCGCGCGATATTCTGGTCGTCGCAGTGACCTTTCCCATCCTGATCAAGATGGCCGGCGCGCACGATCTGACGGGCATCCTCCAGTATCTGCAATCCTCGGATGGCGCGACGTTCCTTGCGATTGTCGCGCCTATCGTGGTCGGTGCGTGGCGCGCGCTGTTGTCGCTGCGGACCAAGCGCAAGATGGCGCAGATCGCCGATCACGTCGACGACAGCATCGCCGTCGTCGTAGGAGGCAAGAGCGCATGAGCCTGCACGTCAAACTGCCCATCGGCATCATCGCCCGGTTCGCTCTCAAGCGCATCGTCCTGCCCGCGATCGGTAAGGCGGCGGCGAAGGAAAAAATAACCCCAGCGTCCGCGAAGGAGGCGCTGGGGGAGGCATTGGAGGCCGAAGCCCTGCGGCAGATCGTCAAGCGCAGCGGCTGAATAGGTCCGGCATCACCTCGGGGGTAGGCGAAGACCGAGCCGCCCCCGGAAGATGCATAACGAACTTGCGCTTTCCGAACGTCCCGACGTTGCGATAGCCCAAGTCACGCATCTCCTGATCGTTGCGCGAGACAGTGGATTTACGCGCCACCTGCCGCCCTTCGGCATCCTCCCAACGCGGCGATCCTTTCATGTCGCCGACGAACTGCCAGTTGGTAGCCTGATAGATCGCGCCCGAATGCCCCATAAAGTGGTCAGCATACGTCACCAGCGACAGCCATTCGCCCGCCTGCCTGATAATGCGGATGCTTCGCCCCATGAGAAACGACGCGCCGTTAGTGGCAACGTCAGGATGAACCGCAAGGCGCGTCAGTGACAGGACACGCCGCCAGTTCTCCCGGTTCACGCTTTCGGCGGCAACACGCGTAGGGGGCAACCATACGGCCACCCCCATTAACTCATTATCGCTGCGCCTGTAGAGGCCATGGGCATAGACGCATGTGTTCGAACACCCCTTGCTGTAGTGATAGCGGGCGACGAATGCGCGAGCCTTTGACAGCGGGACAGGCGCGACCAGCCAATCGGCTTTTCGAAGATGTGTCACGCGCGAGCCTTGCGCGGCGGCCGGTTCTTGATCGCCGCCGCGCGCCGTTTTCGATACTGGCGGATAGCCGGGCTGTTGCGCCGCTCCTCCGCCATCACTTCCAGCCGATCACGGGCGTCGAGGATGCGGTCGACTGCCGGCCCGTGAACCGCCTCCGCCGCGTTGATCCGGCGATGCATTTGCCAGAGCGCCAGCTTGCGCCACAGATACCCCACCATGTTCCACCTCCTGCCTGAACACCTCAGATCGCACGGGCATTAGATAGCCCTGCTGCTCGCTCCACCTGCGGCGGGCCGCGTCGAGGTAGACATCTACCTCGCGCAACTGCGCCACCAGCCGGTCGCGGCGCTTGAACAGCGCCGCTGGCGACTGGTCGGTCATGTCGTAATCCGCTGGCACCCCGTGCCCTCCATCGCTGCGTTCCATTCGGCATCCGTCAGCCTGGGGCGCGGATCACGATAGATCGGCTTATGCACCCGGCACATACCACCGGGCAGCGTGATCGTCGCTTGCCGTTGGGGCTGTTCGCTGACGCACTTGGGGCACTTCACCCCAAGGCGCTCACGCTCCATGCGGCGCATTTCCCGCATGTCGCGGTACATCTCGCCCATGTCGCCCATTACGCCTCCCCCCGCACCCGGCGCTTCGCCGTCTCGATAGCCCGCTCGACCTCCGCCACAATCTCGTCAGGCGTGGCGGCCTTGTGACCGGCGAACTCCGCCTCGATCGCGATGATGTCGCCAAACACCTCCGCGCGCTGGAGCCGAAGGATCATGTCGTCGGCCTTGGCGCGCATCGGATGGTCGTCGAGCGTATCGTCGTGCTGGTCGCCGTGGTCGGCTTCGGCGCGGCCCTCCTGCGCCTCCTCCTGCGCCGGCTCGGCCGCCTGCTCAATCAGCGTCGCCGCGCTGATCTTCGCCGGCTGCGATTTGAGTTGCCCGCCGTCCATCGGCGCATAGTCACGCACCTCCTCGGCCGACTTCATGCCGCGCAGCACGTCGGAAAAGGCATCGCGGAGCGCGAAGGCCCGCGCGCGCATCTGCCGCATCCGCGCCGGATACTGTGACCACGGGCCGGACTTGCCCGCCAGCCCGGCTTTCTTCGCATCGTCTACGGAGAAGGTGCGAACGATCGGCGTGGGGCGGCCGACGCGCACAACCCGACAGGTTGCGGTCGTCCCGTCATCCGTCTCCTCAATGTCCTGCAACTTGCCGGACGCCTCGACCAGCCCGAGCATCCCGTCGCCCCAGACGGCGGGGTTATTGCCGATGACGGCGATCGATTGGAGTGCCGCGAACGGCGTCAGGCCGAGTTCGGCACCGGCGAGGATGCCGACCATGACCTTGTTCTGATCGGTGCCGTATGCCTTCGGGCACATGCCGGACGCTGCCAGTGCGCCAGCGAGCCGCCACGCTTCGTCGAGGCTCTGCGGCACGAAGGCCGCCAACTGGTTGCCGCTGGTGACGGGGGCCTTCACGACAGCCTTGGTTTCGGGGTTCGTAGCCATGATCAATTCTCCTCTTTTGGTTCGCGACGTTCGGTTTCGGGTTGCGCGCCTCTGTCGCGTAGCTCGCAATCAATAAGGTATCTTGCCGCTGCCGCTCTATCCCGAGACAGCATCCCGGCTTGCGCCCACAGCGCCCGCAGGCTGCGGATATGCCAGTTCCTCATGCGGGCGGCATGTTGCTTTTCCGTTGGCCGGCGGTAGGGATCATGCACCATCGGTGTCGTCCGCTGCATCCTCGGCACCATCGCCCTGCCCGCCGTCGTCAATGATCTTCCGCAGATAGCCGGGAATGCCGCACATATCGGGGTTCGGGGTATAGCTCGGCCACTCTCCAGCCTTCACGCAATCGGCGAACACGCGAAGGCCGATCCGATTGAGAAATTGACCTCGCACGATATCCTCCTCCGGCAACTGCCAAAGCGCGGTCGCGATGAAGTCGCCCGGCTTCCAGCCCGCGCCCGGCTTCTCGACCACCGGATGAAAATATGCCTCGGGCCGGCGACCGAACACCCGCTCGTACCCTTCCAGTTCGAACGCGGCCGACTGCGCATAGCCATACTTGCCGATCGACGACGAAAAGCCATCATAGCTGGCGTCCGTGTCCGTCTTGACGTTCATCCCGAAGCGGCGCGTCTCCATCATCCAGTCGGGCCGGGCGCGGCACCACACGCCGGTCGCTTCGTCTCGCCACGCGAGCGTCACTTCCGGCTCACCCTTGGCGATCAGCGCCGAGATCATCTTGTCGGCGCGCATGGCTGCGACCATGGCGTCGATCCGCGCCACCTCGTCCACGTTGACGATGCACTTGCCGGCTGCGATCGCAGCGTCGGCCTCGGCAATCTCGACCGCCATCTTGACCTTGGCGGCGCGGGAGAAGCCTTCCGGCAGGCGGTGCCAGTTCGCCGCCCATTCCTCTGGCAGCAACAGCGCATCGTGAAAGCCCTGCCCCAGCCGCAGTGCATCGGTCTGTTCGGTCGGCCGGCGGTTCGGGTTCAGGCTCGACGTTTCGTAGAAGTGGCGCGGCGTCATGCCCTTCGACCGCTTGGCCTTGCCGCCGGACAGCTTTTTCAAGCCGGTGGAGGAGATGGACGGGCCGTCGCAGATTTCCTCGCCGTGGTAGCGCGAGATGGGCACGCCGATGTACGCCCCCGGCTCCGTGATCAGCCCGCCGTCCCAGACCTTGAAGCCTGGGGGGATGGGCCGCTCGCGCTTCTCGCCGGACAGGTTGAAGTCGTCGCGGAACTGGTCATCGCTGACCGTGGCGGTGTCGTCGAATGGATTGGTCATCGTTACGCCCTCAGAACTGAATGGTCACGGCGGGCACCAACCCGGCCTTGATCGCCGTCACGATTGACCGCGCCTGATCTTCCGTGACTCCGCACGTCATGATCGCCTCTTTCGCCGCGCCCATAACCTTGCCGACGTGCGCGCGATTGGCGGCGCGCTTCGCATCCTCGGCGGCGATGCGCTCGCGCTCGCGTTGCGCGGCGGCCTCCGCCTCCTGCCGCTGACGCTCGGCCTGTGCAGCCCGGTCGCGCTCCTCCTGTGCCTCCCGCTCGATACGCTGCCGCTCCGCGCGTTCGGCGGCGAGCTGGCGTTCGTGTTCCGCGTCACGCTCGCGCTGCGCAGCCTCGGCGGTCTGTTCGGCGGCAATGCGCGCACGGTCCGCCGCCTGTTCCCGCTCGCGTTCCAGACGTGCGGCTTCCGCCGCCTCGGCCTGCCGCTGGCGTTCGTTCTCGCGCTCGATAGCGGCAAGGCGTTCCTCCTCCGCTCGCCGGGCCGCTTCCTCGGCTTCGCGTGCCGCCTGGGCTTCTGCCTCGCGCGCGGCGCGCTCCTCGGCCTCCTGCCGCAGCCGCGCCAGTTCCGCCTTGTCGGCTTCCTCCTGCCGCAGGCGGTTGCGCGCGGCGACCAGCGCCTGCACGGTGGCCGCCTTGACCGCGACGGCTTCCGCCTCCTCGTCGGCCGTCCAGCCTTCACCGAACGTGATGCCATGGATGCGCCGGCCGCGCTCCTCGACCGACGCAGACGTGTCGTCGAGCGTGACGGTAGCGGCCTGCCGCATATCGTCGATCACCGCGCGATTGCGCGCCGCGCGCGCCGCCTCGGCCTCTTCCCACTCCGTCACCGGCCGGCGCACCTCGGCCGCCAGTTCCGCCAACTTCTCCTCGATCGGCTTCCGCGCCGCGTTCACCGTCGCCGTCTGCTGACGCCACGCTTCGGTCAGGCCTTTCGCCGCCGCCGTGATGGCCGTCTTGGTCGTCGTCACGCGCCGGGCGAGCGCGATCACCGCCTTGCGCCCCTTGTCCGTCGTCACGTCGGGGACGTGCTTGTCCGTCTCGGCCTTCATGCGAGCGTAGAAGGCGTCGAACGCCTCGCCGTCGAGCAGCACGACACGCGCCTGATCGTCGACAGTCGGGGCCGGAATATTCGGGGTTTCGATCAGTGCCAGCATCGGCAGATCGTCGGGTTTAGATGCCATCGGTTTGCGCTCCTATGGGGTTGCATGTGTTGCGAAACCCTCTTATGACCATATCACGTTAGTTGCAACACCATAACGCGGAGATTTCACAATGCCCTTGAAAACGCCGAGCGAAACGGCCGCCGATAACCGCGCGAAGCTGGCCGATTACAAGATGCGGCTGTACCGCGCTTGCTCCAGTCTGGCCGGGCTGTCGCGGCATTCGGGCATCTCAGAGCCGACGATCTGGCGCGCGATCAAGACCGGCAAGGCGATGCCGGCGACCATCGTGGCGCTGGAGAAGGCGATGGGGGAGATTGAGGCGCAGGCGGTGGCGGCGTGAGGGTGCTTGTCTGCGGCGGGCGCGATTTCAACGACCTGGGGGCGGTGTGGTCACAGCTCGACACGCTGCACAATCTTCCGCGACACCTCGGCGGGACCGGCCCGATTACGCGCATCATTCAAGGCGGGGCTGGCGGAGCGGATCGGCTGGCATCACAATGGGCGTCGTCCAATGCAGTTCGGCAACTCGAATATCCTGCCGACTGGGGGAAGCATGGAAAGGCCGCTGGTCCGATCCGCAATCAGCAGATGATCGACGAGGGAAAGCCCGATTTGGTCGTCGCATTTCCCGGCGGTCGGGGAACCGCTGATATGATGGCTCGCGCACGCGCCGCCAATATCGTGGTCGTAGAGATCGCCGCATAATTCAGAGATCGCAACGGGGCGGGCGTCATCGCCCCACAGGAGACACAGAATGAGCGAACAAGACCCCTTTGCGCTGCTCGGCACGCAACTGAACGAGGACGCGAAGGCTGATCGCAAGACGGCGGCGAAGAAGGGCAAGCCCGACCGCACGGAGGAGGCCGTCGCCGAACAGGCGCGCGTCGAGGCGGAGCGGCCGGCGACCAATGTCCCGGTCGACACGGACGAGCAGACGGTGTTCGACCGGCGGATCGAGCGACTGAACACGATCGTCGAGGAGTCGCGCTTCGAAGCCGGCAATGCGTTCGGCATCCTGCGCGACACCATCCTCGACCTGTTCAAGCACCGGCCGTTGCAATGGCAGGGCATGGACAATCAGGCGCAGCGCGACACCATCCGCGCGATCGAGGAGGCCTCCAAGGACATCATCGGCAAGCTGGTGCTGGTGATCGCGCAGGAGGATTGCCCGACGATCCACGCGACGATGCTGGACAAGCTGGCGGTCAATGGCGAGGCGCTGGAGGCCAAGCTCAAGATCGATCACGTCAACGCCGGGGTGCTGCTTGACGTGTACAAGATGGCCGGGCAGCGGGTCGTCGTCGTGTCGGCGGACGATCGCCGGTTCATGGGCGCGCGCACCACGCCGCAGACGGACCCGGACCAGCCCGACTTGCCGATCGAGGCACCGGCCGAGCCGGCGGAGCATCCCGTCGCCATGACGATCGACGATGACGCGCTTGCTGATGGCGACGACACCCCCAGCGGCGTCGATCTGGCGATCCAGGCGGCGAGTGCAGACCCGACGCTGACGCATGGCGTGTTCGACGAGATGACCACCGAATGGCTGGCGATCATCAAGGAACCCCCGAGCGAGGAAGATGACGTGTGGACGCCGGACGCGTCGCAGGCGAAGCGCATGACCAAGGCCGAGGCAGAGCGCATCGCGGGGCAGGTCAACGATCCCAACATCTCGGCCGCGCCGCTCGACGCCGGCTGATCGGCTACCGGACCCCGCGTGCGATGCGGGGCGAGGATAGCCAATCAGGAGCGGACGATGCAGCCCAACAAAGCGCGGCTTGCGATGCTGGCAAAGGGCCGGCTCAAGCGCGGCGAGATGAACGACACGGAGAAGGGCTATGCTGAGCACCTGACGCGCCTGCAACTATCCGGCGAGGTGCTGTGGTGGCGCTTCGAGGGCATGAAGTTCCGGCTGTGCGACGGCGCATTCTACACCCCTGATTTCGCCGTGATGCTCGCCGATGGCGTGATCGAAATCCACGAAACGAAGGGCAATTGGGAGGGCGACGCCAAGCTGAAAATCCGGCTGGCGGCCGACCAGTTTCCGTTCCGGTTCCTTGCGATCCAGACCGTGCCGAAGTCGCGCGGTGGCGGGTGGCAGGTGATCGATTTCAGCAAGGATGACGCGCCGCTGTTGCCTGGGTTGAGGGACAAGTCCGTGGTGCCGCCGCCGGTGAAGCGGGTGAAGGCGCTCCCTGCGCCCGAGGCAACTTTAGCGCGCCGCCGTCGCCGGGTGATACCGGCATGACCTTGCGCGATAATCTGTTCGGGAGCATGAGGGGGCGGGCGGGCGACGCTTCCAACGTCGGCCCGCCCATTCAACCGCCTGTACAGGAGGCGATCGACGTGCGTGATTTACCGGCTGTTCAGCCGTCTTACAATCTTAATATGCCGGTATCGGCATGACCGGAAACGTCTGGCACAAACGCTACCATGGCGATGCCCTGAACGGCTACATGGGCCTGACGCTTGAGCAGCGCGGCGCGTACACGACCATCCTCGACCTGCTGTATGATAGCGGCTGGGAGGTCGGCATTCCCGATCGCGAACGCTGGATCGCCGGCCATCTCAACGTGTCCGTTCGGCGCTGGCGCGGGCTCCGCGACGAGCTGATCGCAGCAGGCAAAATCGACATCATCGACGGGCAAATTTCAAATTTCAGGTATCGAAAAGAGCGCGAAAACGCCGCGAGTTTGTCTCGAAAGCGGAGCGAAAGCGGCGCGAGAGGCGGAGAAAAATCCGGCGAGACGCGGCGCAAAGCCGCAGAAAACCGTCATTCAGGCGAAGCAAACGCTTCGGATTTGCCGCTGTACGCGCGCGCGTCAGAAGCAGAGTTAGATACAGAAGTAGAGAAGAGCGTAGCTAAAGCTACGCAGCCACTTCGCGGCTTTTCGCTGCCTGACGACATCCCGAAAGACGCATGGGATGGGTTCCTCGAAATGCGGAAACGGAAGCGCGCCAATCCGACCGATCGGGCCAAGGGCGGCATCGTGAAAAAGCTGCGGGCGCTCGCCGAAGCCGGGCACCCTCCAGGCGAGGTGCTGGATCAATCGACGAACAACAATTGGACTGACGTTTACCCGATCAAGGACACGATGAATGGAACAGCTCGGAACGGTAATGGGCAGGCTGGTGGATCAGGCGACGGGTTCATTGACGCCATCCGTGAGGCGAGAGCCAACCGAGAGGCCCGTGGCCGGCAAGCCGACGACGATCGAGGAATGTCGTATTTTGGCGGCATGGGCTGAGGCGCAGCCGAGCGGCAAGCCTCGCCCCGCCAGCGCTGAGCAAATCGAACGGCATCTGGAGTTTCTGGCAACCGCCTTGCCGAGCAAGCGGGTGGACCTCGACACCGGCAAGCGGCGGTTCGCGGTATACGTGTCGATGCTTGGGGGGTTCAGCGACGCGGCGTTGGCGCACATGTCGCGACGGGCCTGTGAAACGCTCCAGTGGTTCCCGGTGCCGGCCGAGTGCATCGCCCTGGCACGGGAGCATCGGGAGCCTGTCGACGATCACGCGGCGATCCTGCGGCTATGCGAAGACACCGCCAACGATCTGTTCGAACGATGGCTCGTGAACATCGGCGAAGGCCAGCCGATTGGTGACGTGCCCGACCGGTGGCTGCGGATTGCGGTGGAGCGGGGCACGCTGCGGCGGCTGGAGCATGACCGGTACGTCACGCGGGCGCTATACCACGGGCCTATTCGGGTGCTGTCTAGCTCTTGAAGTGCGACACTACATGATATACTCGTAAGAGGGGTGTGAAGGGAATGCGCGATGAAATATGAGGGATTGCGAGCGGCGATAGACCGCGTGACACATGAGGCGCTGCCGCTGGCGAACGCCACCGTGCAAGACGCGTCAAAGGCCCGCGCTCAAGCACAGGTGGATATCGCTGACGGCATCTTGGCGCTGCTCGACGGCATGGGCGGGGAGGCCGGCTATGTGGGCGCATTCTTCGATATTGCCTCGATCGCGGGCATCGGCACGGCGCAGACGTTGAGCGCCCGTGAGGTGTATGAGCAGCAGCTCAGACCCAAGCTACAAGCTGCATTTTCTTCTGTCACGGACGAGGAAGTGACTTGGCTTTTGGAACATGTGCGAGGCCTGGAGGGGCAAGACGAACGCTTCATGGTCAGCCCCGAGGAGTTTAAGCAGGCGGATGAGGATAGCGAACGAGTGAAGTCGATTATTGGGCGGCTCGCCAAAGCGCAACAGCGAGACGCGCAGGCGTGAAGCGCAAGGTTTCCGTCCTGATCGAACGCCTGGGCGCGGATGACGCGGCCCGCGTATCGGCGGTCCATGGCGGAACCCTGATGCACGTCCCGGCGGAGACGGCGCGGGCGCAGCGGTTGGCCCGGCAGTTCGGGGAGAAGCTGGCGGCGCGGCTGGTGATGCACTTCGGCGGGGAGCGGATTTACGTTCCGGTGCTGCATCCCCTGCGCTGGGGCACGGTTGATCATGGCGAGGTGCAGCGCATGACGAGCGCGGGATATTCCGCCGCAGGCATCGCGCGAAGCCTCGGTTGTTCAAAGAACACGGTTAGGTCGATCCGGCGCAAAGCCCGCGCGTCGGTTCAGGGCCAGATTTAAGCGGGCGAGCGAAGCGAGACGGACAATGAGCGATCAGAATAGCGAAAATTTGGGCGGAAACGGGGTCTGTGGCGTGATTTCGGGTTCCGAGGTAGGTCGGGAAGGGTCGGGGGATGGGATGGCCTCAGCGTGGGCCGTGGGATGGGGGCCAGAATTTCTGTCGAGTGGCGAGCGACCGGAGTTGGTAAAGCCGTGGGATGCGGTTCGGTGGCGGAACAATGGCGGGATGCCCAAGCACGCCTTCGCCGGCAACATTCGGCAATGGGGTGATCAAGACAATTGCGTCACCATTCAGCTCCGTGCCGACCACCCGCATTACCGTCAGCCTGTGCAGGAGAAGTCTTACATCACCGGCCTAAAAGGCATGTCGTTCCGCCCCATGGACACTCAAGCGGCGTTCGAACGTGGCATGAAGCCATGGGATGGCGGTGATGCCGCTCCCGATGATTGGGACGGCAAGGAGGTGCTGACGCGCAGCGGCGAGATGGTCGACCCGAAAGACGCACGGGACGCCTTTACGTGGGGCCATGCAAGCCCGGACGACAAGCTGCGGATGCCGCATTTCGACATCGTGGCGTACAATCCGAAGCCTGCGCCGATCGACTGGAGCGGCGAGCTTGAGGCGGTCCATGAGGATGGGCGGGTGGTGCCGGCTCGATATGACGGCGTGCCGAAGCGCTTCAATGGGCACAAAGTCAGCTACGATGATGGCGAGGGCGAGTGGTCATGGTGCGTATTTGAGGATGGCCGTACTATGATCGACCAAAGCTGGCGCATACGCAACGTCATCCCCCAGCCCACCCCCCAGGCAGACACCAAGCCTGATGTGACGGTGCGCGCACCCTGCATGACGATCAGCGAAGTCCGCGAGATGGTGGCCAAGGGCGAGGGTGCGGTGATCGCGACAATGCTGGAGCGGGGCTATGCGCTGCCCGAGCCGGTGGACGAGGATCTAATCGAGGCGCGGAAGCTGGCGCATGAATTTGTAGGCGACCGAGCCGGCTGGCAGGGCATTCTTGAGGGCAAGCACGATAGCAGTCCCGCGATCACGCAACTCATCACCGCCATCAAGCGCGGCCGTGAACTCGCCCTTGCCGGGAAGACGGGGAAGTGAGGAACAATCGGTTCGCCCGCGTCCGTCATTACGGGCAGTGGCCTAGCGAGCATGAAGGCTGGGTGATCGAACACCCGCTTCATGGCATTTGCTTTGCTGATCGCGTCAACCCGCATTTCGAGCGCGATCGTCGGATGCAATCGTGGAGGCGTCCGCTGTGACCCACCCCCAGACACAGGATGACGAGGCGCTGGTCGAGGTGATGGCGGAAGCTATGGCCATTCATCACGTCGCATCGTGGAGCAGCTTGGCAGATCCTTTCGGCTGTGATCCAGGCACCTACGATCCGCTCGAAAAGCCTTGGTGGCGAGAGTCCGCCCGAGCCGCCCTCACCGCTCTCCGCAATCATGAAGGGAGGAAGGGATGACGACCGATGACGCCCCCGCAGGCTGGAACCGCATCCCCATCCCCTTCCACACCGTCAGCGAAACGCTACGCCGGCACGGCGCACCCGACACGCTAGGCCAGCCTGTCAAAGCTGTCGGGTGGTTCGATCCAGACCGAGGCATGATGCGAATGCTGGTCGCGGATTATGACGATGGGCAGTGCGCTGTTCTGCTCAAGGGACAGTGGCGCATGACGGCAAGCTATCGGGAGACAGGCATATGACGACGGCACCGGCTTTCAACGACGCGGCTCTTGTCGCCGCTGTCCGCCGCATTCTCGACGACAACCCGAAAACGGAAGCGCAGGCGTTGCGCGAGCAGGTTGCGACCCTGACCCGTCAGCTCGCCGACGCGCTCCAGCAACGCGATGCGGCGGCGGAGAACGCCCGGCGGGAAGCGAAGCGGTCGGACGCACTCGGCGAACGGATCGCAGGCGCACGGCTCGGGCTGGTCGCGCGTATGGACCCGGCCGAGGTGATCGACTTCCTCGACGTGGCGATCGACGAGCATACGCCCAAGCCAAGGGTGGCGGTGGTGATGTCGCCACGGTTCGTCACGCAGGAGCAGTTCGACGCGGCGGCCGAAGTGGTCGAGACGTTCGCATTGGGGCGGTCGGAAGGGTGGGGAATTTTCCCCAACGAAACCAGCGACGCGCTCAAGGATATCATGCTTCCACTCGGCCTCGCCGTCGCAAACTAGCCCCTTGCGAAACCCTATCACACCAGCTACGTAAAGGGCCACGGAAGGGAAGCGCAAACCCTCCGTGGCCCTGACACGATCGCGAGCGAAAGGACGATCATGCAAGACAACGATATAGACGGTTCCGGGAAAGCGGCAAGCGCGGGTGTGACCGCCCCTCAGACTGTGGCCGATGTGCAGCATACGCCGGGGCCGTTCGCGGTTCACCCGGTCAAGGCGTGGATCATGTGCAGCCAGCTTGACGAGGAAGGCGAGCCGACACCGGTTGCCGCCTTGGCGCATCCAACCGCCTATCGGTCAGAGGTTGAGACACGGGCGAACGGAGCGCTATTCGCGGCCGCCCCTGATCTGCGAGCTGCGCTCCATTCAATCCTGCCTAGTCCGCTGTGCGGCGAGTCTTGGGATTTGCCCGACGAAGAGATGGTGCAGATCACGGTTACGCTTGGGGAGCTTCGCGCCGCCCGCGCCGCCCTTCGCGCAGCCGCCACCTCCGCCCGTCAGGGAGAGACGAAGTGACAGAGAACCCGGAAGCTTCCGACATGACCCTGCGCGACTATTTCGCGGGGCAGGCGCTGACCAAGTTGGTCGACAAGCCTTTGGCACGCGGAATGTCGACTATTCAGCCCGGCTCTGAACTGCATCCCAGCACGGCAGCGCGTCGAGCATATCTCCTCGCCGACGCCATGCTCTCCGCCCGTCAGGAGACCCGACATGGTGAGTGAGAAGCTGACCGGGTGGCAGCCGATTGAGACGGCTCCTGAGCATGAGCCTATTTTGGTGTGGGTTCCCGAGGAAAATCGAGGATGGGACAGCGCCGAGGTTGTGATCATCTATCGCACTGAGACCGGCATGTCGTTTTGGACCAACGGCGGTTCAAATGGCGGTTCTGATGTGTACTTCCGTAAAGAACCCACCCACTGGCAGCCTCTCCCCGCACCCCCAGGCACCACCCGCGCACCGGCAGATCTGCGGTCGGCGCTGGAGGCGGAGACGATCGAGCGGGCAATCGCAGATGCGCAAGAGTTTTCATCGGCCGCTCGTTCCGATGGGTTCGACGCTGCCGATGCGCTTGATTTGATTGAGCAATTTGCCGCCCTCGCCCCGACCAAGGAGCCCGCAGCATGAAGACGTACACTGCAGCAGAAGTAATCGAGCGGATTGCCCAAGTGGCCGGGGCTGTTGGAATGCAGGCCGGTGTCGGTGGCATGGAAACGGCCGGCGCGATCGTCTCGTATCTGGCCAATCATCCCGACCTGATCGAACCATTCGTCGCGGGCAAGATTTCCACGATTGATTTCAGCCCCCGTTGGCTGGTCGAAGGCCGCCTGACTTGGCTGGGCCGAGACGACAAAATCCATGACGCCGGAGATGTGGCGCTCGGAGACGCAGCATGACCAACACGACCACCGATGCCGCAGAGGCGCGGGCGCTAGTTCGGGAAGCCTTGGAGCCATTCGCACAAGAAGCTGACCGCCTTTATGACAGCATTAGCGATGACGTCGGTTATTGCGATGACATTACGTATGGCGATTTGCGTCGTGCGCGCACCGCTTTGAACCGTCTCGCCACCGCCGAAGCCGCGAGCGGGGCGGGGGAGCGGGAGGAGTGCGGCGCGTCACCCGATCATGCCGACATTCTGGAGACAATCGCCAACGCGGCCGATGATTGGCAGAAACAGGGCTATGTCACCGCCCTAGCCGAAGTGCGCGATATGGCGAATGTCGGCCGCGCGCTCATGGAGGCGTTGCCGGACGGCTACCACTACATGAATTGCCCGTCCGAGATTGTCACCGACCTCCAGAACGAACGGGACGAAGCCCTCGCCTCCCTCTCGCCCGCGACTGACCCCGCGATGGTCACGGTGCCGAGGACCAAGCTGGAATCAATCAAGGCGGCCGGCCGGTACGTCCCTGTAGGCGATGGATACTTCGACCCCTACGGCAGTGTGTCGGAAGCTGTTGACGCTGCCGTCAACGCCGCCCTCGCAGCCGCCCCGACCATCCCAGCTACGGGGGAGGGGGGACAGTGACATCGTTTCAAAAGGTGGCGGACCTTGACCCGCCGCATCTCGGGCCAAATGGCGAGCGCTTCGCCGTTCTTGCCATCTATCCGACACAGCGCGTCGGCGACGGATGCAGGGCGATCGTCGTTTCGCTTCACCACAAGAGAAGTGATGCGGAACGGGCTGCCACCATCCCAGCTACCGGCCATGCACCGACCGAGGGGGAGGGCTGATGGCGTGGTTTCTCGCTCTGTGCGTCGTGACGGCCTTTGTCTTCCTGCTGGCAGTTTACGGCATCCTTCGATCAATGAAGGTAGACATTACGCCAAAGAAAGAGGTCGCGCAGCCGGATAAAGAGCATTTCACCTGCTGGAACTGTGGCACCGGGGACTGGCATCGATCTTGGGACCCGGTTGAGGACGGTATGACCAGCTACAAACGTGCGTCTCTTGGTCTCGGACTGTGCCCCAATTGCTCAGGAGCGGACTGATGACCCCGCCAGACCCCCAGCAGGTAGCCGAGATCGCGGGGCGCGGGTTCGACATCCCTGACCATGAACTGCTTCGCCGGGCAGTGTTCACGGCCCGCGCCACCCGCAGCCGAGGCTATCAGCCGCGTTGGGTGGCGGTGATGGACGTGTTCCTCCTCGGCAGCACCTTCGCGCATCATCTTTGCCAACGCTTCGGATACGACCCGGACGAGCAAGTGCGGTTCGGGCAAACCACCCCTCGCAAAGGAAACCACCATGACTGATCTGATGGAGCTGGCCTCGCGCGTGGAGGCGGGAATAGCGTCGCGTGAGCTTGAGATGCGCATCAAGGCTGCTGTTTATGGCGGCGTGGCGTTGCAGTCGCCTTTCAACGGCGAGTGGTGCATCTACCGGGCAGGGACTACCGATGCCCGGACTGGCAAAATCATGGAGCGGCCGCGTTTAATTGCGCATGCAGACTGGCTGAGGGATAGCTATATGACCTCCGCTGACGCCGCCATGCAATTGCCACCGGGAGACGAGTGCTGGCGTGTCGGCCATGATGCGGATGACCCAAGCTGGTTCATGGCACAGTGCAGCTACACGCCCGAACCCGGCAAAATGGGCTTCATCGTAGGGCGTGGTGATACAGCCGCCGCCGCCCTCACCGCAGCCGCCCTACGCGCCCGCGCCCACCAAGGAACCGTCCATGTCGAACAGTGAGATGGTGCAGCCGACGCAGGGGGCGGAGTGAAGCCCTCCCCCACCGCGCGCCGCATCCTTGCCGATGCGATCGACGCGCAAGGCCCCGCCTGGGCAAACACCGCTTCGTCAGTGCGCGCCGGCTCCTACAGCAACGTTTGGCTTGAGGCCGCCCTACATGGTATCGAGACAGCCTTGCGAACAGGATATGACGATGCCGAACCCGACCCTCTATGATCCGAAATATTGCGACGAGATTATCGCCTTCATGCAGAAGGGCTACTCGATCGGGGCGTTCGCCGGCAGCATCCTTGTCCACCGTGCGACTCTGTATCGGTGGCGGGAGGATCACCCCGATTTCGACGAGGCCATGAAAATCGGGCAGGCCGCGCGAACCTACAAGCTGGAGGTGGACTTGCTCTCCGCGCAGAACCCGGCCGTCGTGCGGTCGCGAGCTTACGCACTCAAGAACGCTGACCCGATCGAGTGGCGTGATAAGCGCGAAATTGAGCATAGCGCTCCCGGTGGCGCTGCGCTTCCCGGCATTGCTGTCACGTTTGTAAAGGCTGGCGATGCTGCCGAAGATTGACGCGAAGCTGCCGGCATGGGCGGAGGCGCTTTGGCACCCCCGCCGATACAAGTTCATCAAGGGCGGTCGAGGCAGCGCGAAAAGCCGCTCTGTCGCGACCGCCTTGGTCATTCAGGCCGCGCAGGAACCGCACCGCATCCTGTGCGCGCGCGAGGTGCAACGGAGCATCCGCGACTCGTCGAAACGCATGATCGACGACGAGATTGACCGGCTTGGCCTGCGCGGCATGTACGACAGCACGGATAACGAAATCCGCAACACCGTTACCGGGTCGTTGTTCATGTTCGGCGGATTGCGCAATGGCGCGGCGTCAGTTCGGTCTATGGAGGGTATCACCCGCTTTTGGGCGGACGAGGCGCAGGCGGTCAGTCAAGCGTCAATCGACACGGTGACGCCGACGATCCGAACGCCTGGATCGGAAATCTGGCTGACATGGAACCCGTTGGAGGCTGACGATCCGGTGGATGCCATGTCGCGAGAAATGGAGGGCGATCCGTTCTGCCTGCACCTGACCGTCAATTACGATCAGAACCCATGGTTTCCGACCGAACTTCGGCAGGATATGGAGCGCGACAAGCGCCGCGACCCCGACAAGCACGCGCACATATGGCTTGGGCAATATCAGCAGAACAGCGAAGCGCGTGTGTTTCGCAATTGGTCGGTGGTTGATTTCGAGACGCCAGCCGACGCCATCTTCCGGTTCGGGGCGGACTGGGGCTTCGCCGTCGATCCGACTGTGCTGGTGCGATGCTTCATGGGCCGATGGGTGCGCGGCGAGGCGGTGGCCGATCCAGATGGCGATGTGCTGTTCGTTGATTTCGAGGCGTATCAAATCGGCTGCACGATCGACAACACGCCGGCTCTGTTCGGCGGCACGGATGCGTCGGACCCGGTGCGATGGCCCAACCCGCTGCTGTATCGGGGCATCCCTGGCGCGACGACATGGCCGATCGTAGCAGACGGCGCACGCCCCGAGCTGATCGCGTATATGAAGGCGCGGGGCTTCCGCATCGAGCCGGCCATCAAGGGGGCCGGATCGGTCGAAGATGGCGTCGACTTCCTCAAGTCGTATGACGTGGCGATACACCCGCGCTGTATCCATGCGGCGGCCGAGAT